GACCAAGAGTCCGTATTGTATCGTTTATCAACCAACATTTACAATATTCGTAAAGATGGCGGTATTGTAAAAGTTATCAAAGATGGTCGTAAAGTAACTGGTTATCAGTTGGTTAACTTCACCGAGTTCAATGCTAATGGCCGTTATGTTGGCAAGCAAGTAAGTTCTCCAAGCGGTGTTGCAAAGCAAACTTCTGACGAATCATTTACCGAATCTCAAAAAGTTTCTGCTTGATATGTATGTTACCTAGGCGGGAGTATACCGTCTAGGACTTTTTTGGAACAATATGAAAATCTATACCGTTAATTTAAATGGTCGACCGGTCAAACAATTTACCGACCAAAATGAGGCAGGTTTATTCATGAAGAATTTGCAAATTGACCAATACGAGAAGGCCAAAATGCTTGACTATATAGATGCCGCTGTGTTATTATCCGATATGAAAGATTCTAAAGAAGTATTAAAACACATTATGGAAAAATAATATCAAGGTGTTCATGAAGAAAATATTGGTTACTGGTTCAGAAGGTTACATTGGTTTACACCTTTGCGACTTTCTACATTCTCTTGGTTATGATGTGTATAGATTAGATATTAAAGGCCAACCAGATTTTAAAATTAATATCAGTAATCAATTTGCAATGCCGAGGGCAACACAAAGATTAAAATTTGATGTCGTGATTCACCTTGCAGCTCTTGTGCGAGTGAATGAATCTGTTGAGAAACCATCGTTATATTATGATACTAATGTGAATGGTACTATCAATGCTTTGCATGGTTTTGATTATGATAATTTCATATTTGCTTCAACAGGCACGGCATCAAACCCAATTAATCCTTATGCACTATCAAAACGATGTGCAGAAGATATTGTGGCGGAATATTGTAATGAACATGAGAAACAATTTACCATGTTCCGTTTTTACAATGTGACTGGTACTGGTGGTGCACCGGCCACCAATCCTGATGGTTTGTTTTACAATTTGATCAAGGCAAAGAATGAAGGCACTTTTAGTTTATTTGGTACTGATTATGATACTCCAGATGGCACTGCTATTCGGGATTATATTCATGTGATTGAAGTTTGTTATGCAATTCAAAAAGCAATTAATGTACCATCATTTAGAATTGAGAATTTAGGTACAGGTGTTGGTCATACTGTTAAAGAAATGATTGAACAGTTTAAAAAGTCCAATAATTGTGATTTTGTTGTAAATGAAATGCCTCGTAGAGAAGGTGATTTAGAAAGATTGGTGTTGGATAATCCATCCAGTTATTATACAAAAATGTATTCTTTTGATAGGTTGATGAAATTATGAGCGATAGATTTGATTTTGAACAACAGATTTTAAAATGTTGGAATGTAACCGATGATTTGCGTGAAGTATCCGAATACTTTTTAGATCACCACGATTCTAATTTTAATAAAGATAAAGTAGCAAATACATTGACTGGTTATGCCGAAATGTATGATATGAAATTTAATAAGTTGTGGAATATATTTGAAGATGTGCATATGAATTTAGTTCGTGAGAACAAAATGTTGAATGAAGAATGTGCTGCATTGCGTGAACAATTAGGCCACAGCGAGAATGCAGTTGAACGAATTGTAAAGGATTGGTAATATGGAACCGAGATTGATTGCACAGAGAATTCAAACACCTGACGGCACCATTTTGCATTCAAAACATAGGCACGATTTTGTAAGCCATGTTGATGCTAATGGTGAAACTTATTTCGTTGATGGTGGTTTTGAATACAGGCGTGGTACCGTTAATAAAGTACCTGCTAAAGATATGTGTGTTTATACTGATGATGACCACCAAAAGATTCGTGAGGCATTTTGCTGGGGCACCAGAGGTAAAGATGGCAGGCAACCTGTAGAATATAAGCCATTGCAAACACTAAGTACCGAACATATTGAAGCAATTATTGAAACGCAACATCATATACCAGATTTTGTTCGCAAAATATTCTTAGATGAAATTGAATATCGAAATGGTATGGATGAGAATACACAAAAATGGTACATGGAAAATCCTGATAGAGGTTGATTATGATTGAATTATTTTGTGCAGTTATTATTGGTACTATATTTGGTTACTTTTTTAAAAAAGATAACCCAACACTTAATGTGGAATTATATAATCAGGTTGAGAAGTTAAAAGAAGAAGTTGCTTATTATAAAGATTTGTGTAAATGGCACGCTGACAGGAATAAAAAATGAAAGTATATTTAAGTAATTATCGTAATCATTGGTTATCACCTTATGTTATTCTCAAAAAGGTTTGCTTTTGGGAAAAAGATGAGGACCATATTTACAACCTCAAAGAAGAACCGAATAATCCATATGAAAAGTGGGTTAACTTTTTAAATCCAATTTGTGTTGGTGTTCAAAAGATTCTGGATGTAATTCATCCAAGATTTAACTATGTGAAGATTGACCGATGGGATACTTGGTCAATGGATCATACATTGGCTCATATTATTCATCCAATGTTGGTACAGTTAAATAAAACTAAGCATGGCGCCCCATATACTGACGATGAAGATGTGCCAGAAGAATTAAGAAGCACTAATGCTGAACCAAAAGAGAATGAATGGGATACTGATTCGAATCATTTTAAACGATGGGAATATATTCTTAATGAAATGATTTGGTCATTTGAACAAGAACTTAAAGATGATGATGAAGGACAATTTTTTGACCATTCAGAAAATAATGGTAAATCACCGTGGGATAAAGACTTTGTTAGTCCTAAACTTGACCGTGATGGTTTAGAAGCACATCAAAAACGAAAGGCGAATGGTTTTAGATTATTTGGTCGTTACTATCAGAACCTATGGGATTAAAATGATACCATATTATTATTTGTGGCAGGCTAAGAAGTCATTAGAAGGTGCCAAAAAAACGATTGAGTTAATGGGTGATTCTTCCAATTATATGTTAGAGGCACAAAAAGATATGCTTGAATTGGAAGTGGATCATTTCCGTGAGAAGTCTGCCAAATTTACCATTTTTCTATTGACTTTGGTAGTATTTTGTGTTAGCCTGTATTATCTTTATCTAAAAGGAATTTTTAATGTTTAAAGTTTTGAGTGAGTTTTTGAAGAAACATTTTGTTATTATTATTGGTTGCCTTGTGCTTTGTGCTTTTGCATACAACAGTTACAAAGATTTTACCAATCCACCAGAGTTAAGAGAGTTTAAAGGTTCGATTCAAAATCATTTAATTTGGTCAATCAAAGGCGAATGTTATTTTGTCCGACCACATAATGGCAGTACCGTTTATCTCATCAGAGTAGAGGATTGCGACAAGAAATGAAAACCAACAAGGATTTTAACCTAAGTAAAGAAGCCAAACGAAGGCTTGCTACAATGTCTGGAGAAAAAAGGTTATTGTGGAAAAAATCATTTATTGAAGCACAAGTTGCTGAAAAAATGGCCAAGTTAGCAAAATTGAAAGAACGACCAAAAACCAACCAAGGAGAAGAATGATGGCGTATTTTATTGAAGTGAATGATATTGACAAAGGATGTCCTGTTATTATTAATATGGATGCTGTAATGGAAATTGCACCAATTACTGCTCCAGCAGGATGCGAAATCACATTCTTAGAAAGTGATGATTGTGATGCATTGCGCCGTGAAAAAATTAATTCGGCTGCAGCTGTTAAAGGTCGCCGTGTGATGCGTGTATCAAATAGTTACACCGAGTTTAAGCAATTTGTTATTCAAAAAGTTTCATCTGAAGATATTGCTCGAATCAATGGTCGTACCAAAGACGTTGTGAAAGAGAAACCAGTTACGAACCTTGATATCCCCAAGTTATAAGTCTGATAAATAAGAGTATAATTCAATACTCTTAGGGTTTCCCCATGCTTATTCTAGTAATCGATCCATCAGCTCTTAATTTAGACTTTTGCTTGCGATGCATACACTTTGGTCATACCGTAAAATGGTATACCAAAGGTTCTCGTTCTAGCCATATTGGCAAAGACCTTGTTGATAAAGTCGATAACTGGAAAAAGTATATGGATGTGGCTGACCTCATCTTCTCCGCAGACAACTTAGAATTTATGTCGGAGATTGATGAGTATATGAAGAAAGGCTATCCAATCTTTGGACCTGGAAAACGTGCGGCCAAACTTGAATTAGACCGTATGTATGGTCAAAAAGTCATTGAGGAGTTTGGTGGAAAAACCATTCCATCACACGAATTCAAAAACTTTGATGCTGCTATTCAGTTCGTCAAAGACAATCCAAAGCGTTATGTGTGCAAACCTTGTGGTGAGGAAGAAGATAAAACCTTATCATATGTTGCTAAAGATGAAGCCGATTTGATTGGTTTTCTCAATAAGCGTAAAGAAAAGGGTGGCGCACCACATTTCATTCTCCAAGAATTCAAAAAAGGTTACGAAGCTGCCGTTACTGGTATCTTTGGACCAGGCGGTTGGATGCCTTTCTGGTGTGAAGGTGTAGAGCATAAGAAACTCATGGATAACGACCTAGGACCCAATACAGGCGAAATGGGAACGGTTATCCGCTATGTTAAAGAGTCTAAGTTGGCTGATATGTTGATGAAGCCAATGGAAGAAACCCTACACAAGATTGGTTATTGTGGTATTCTTGACATGAATGTTATTATCGATGAAAAAGATGGCACACCATGGCCAATGGAATGGACTGCCAGACCGGGTTATCCAATGTGGAACATTATGATGTCATTACACAAGAATGAAGATCCTGCCGAATGGATGCTTGATTGTGTTAAAGGCGAAAACACATTAGAGGTCGAGTTTAAAACTTCTGTTGGTGTTGTGATGGCAAATGCCGATTTTCCATGGAACAAAAAAGATGATGAAGAATATTTGGACTTTGCTATATTCATGGATGAAGTTACCGAAAAAGAATTAGATAATGTTCATCCTGCTGAAATAAAATTGACACATACTTGCAAGATGATGGATGATAAATTAGTTGAAGATTGTCCTGAGTGGGGTACAGCAGGTTCGTATATTCTTATTTGTACCGGTGTTGGTGATAATGTTACCGAAGCCAAAGATAAAGCTTACGATTTGGTAAAGAAAATTAAACTTGGTAACGATGTTGCTTGGCGTACCGATATTGGTAAGAATATGGAAAAAACTCTACCAAAAATTCAAAAATATGGCTTTTATAAAGGCTGGAAGTATTGACATTTAA